CGACTAAGTTATGCAATTTTCTTTTATAATTCATTAAACGACCTAAAGCTCTTGCGCAAGTGTCTAACCTATCGTTGTATTTATTTGCTAATTCGTTTAAATAACCTTTCTTTAACTGCATGATAAAATCTGAGTGCATTCTCATTCGTGTTTGCATTCCTAAAATCATGTCGTTAACCTCTTCAATACGCTCTTGAACTAATTCAGGGTCTAACTGTTCACCCGTTCCCGTGCAACTCATACACTCGTAGTCTACTATATCCTGTAAATAAGGAATTTCTGTACCGTTGTGCTCTATTGTTATAGTTCCCCATCCGTTACACTCTTGGCAATCTCTTGATAAATCTTTCATAATTCGTGTTTTTAATTGTTAATTGTTGAACAAATATAATTACATTTTTTAATATAACAACAAAAAGAATAAAAAAAAGCGGAATTTTTTACGTTCCGCCTTCCGACCGTGTTACCACAATCCAAAAATGATTCAGTAAGTGTTCTAATGGTAACTATCTGAATACGTTATTTACTAAAGAACTCACCCAGCTTTTCTATTGACTTGCTGGATAAAGTGTTTCCGCTCATAAACTTATGCAGGTTAGGTTGTCTTATATCTACTAACTTAGAAAAAGCGTTTAAGCTTAATTCGTGTTTTTGTAGGTACTGTTTAACCATTGCCCTCGTTACTTCATTCGCTTCGCTTAATACTTGTGCTGCGTAATTCATAAGTTACCTAAAAAATCGTCAAAGTCTTTATTGCCGTAACTTGGCTTTCCAGCTGTTGGCTTTGCTTGTTCACCTTGTTGTTTAGGTTTAAAGTCATTAATTACTATTTTATAATCAGGGTGGTTATCCTGTTTTTTATAGCTGTTAACCCACATTGAATATTTAACATTGTTGATAGTGAAGTTAATTACTTCGCCTTTTTGAGTCTGCTTTTTCCAAGCACCCGTACTCCATTCTTTGTTTTCCATTTTACTTATTTATTTATGATTAATCCAAATTCCATCTTCACCGCCGTTCTTTTTTATTTCGTCTTTTGCGTAATTAATGCGGTCTAACGTCGTATCTAAGTCATCGGTTATTATCATTCGAGTAAACCCAAACTCATCACCCTCCAGCTTTTTAAATAAAGATGCTTCATAATGAAACCACGTTGTTTCGTTTAAAGGTGATGCTCCAATATAATACACTACGTCATCTTGGCGTTTATATGCTTCGCTTTCTTTGAGTAACTTATAAATATCTCCAGCAAACTTAAAATAAGCCTCGTTGCCTATAATACCTATAAACTCTTCTTCGTTAATTGTCTTTTCCATTTTTACTTTGTTTTAATATATAATCGTTTAAATCTTTCAACCGAACAACAAAACTCCGTTATAGGGTTTGTTTCGTGTTGTCTTATTGTTTCGTACCAAACTTTATCTTTTTTAAAGTCTTTGATTTGCACTATTTGCTCTCGGGTCGTGTTTTTGTAGTAACCCATTACTTTTAAATCTTCTTTCATAATTTATAAATTTAAATAAACATTATTAATTTCTTCTTGCGCAACCATATATTTTGGCCTTAAAAATCTCATGTAATTTTCTTCTATTTTTTTTCCATATCTTTTATTGTATTTTGTTTTATATTTTGACAAAAGATTATTTTCAAAAACCATGTTATAAGGAAACTTAACTGGAATAAACCAAACATCAGAAAATATTTTATCTTTTATGTGTTGTTTAATTCTATCTGATGACCTTGTTTGCCCTATATAAACAACTTCTTCCTGTTCTAATAAAAAATATACACACGCATTTTCTGAATATTTACTTAAATGCCAATATTCAAGCCCATAACTTTTTCTTGAAATTTCATTTAATATAATTATATCATCTTTATATATTGTTTTAGCTGATATCCTATCATTAAACACACTTTTAAACGCATAATCTTTAATGTCATTTAAAAACAATTTCATAGTTCATTAATTAAATTGTTATAATACTCACGTGCTAACTCTATTCGTTCTTTAATTTGTTCAATTACGCTTTCGTCTTTTGTTATTTTAAAGGCTTTCACGCGCTTTTCTCTTGGTATGTGGTCAAAGTTATGTTTCGACTGTACAAAGTCTCTTACATCCAAACTTTCATCTATTAACCCTTGTTTCCAATGTTCACGTCTAACCTCGTCCTCAACTATTTGAAAAGGTGTATTGACTAAGCAATAACATAAAAGTGATTCGTCTTTACCTGTAAGCCACATATAACCCTGAAGCTGGTAGTAGTAATCTTTGTTTGGACATTCAGTTTCAAAAAACGGAAAAGTTGTAGCATCCCAACTGCATTTTACATCCAAAAGAATTTCATTCGTGTTTACGTCTGGCGTTCCAGTTAAATAATCGTTGGTTAGATTCTCTTCATTCTTGTAAATAAAGCCTAAATTCAACACATCGTTAACAAGTTCGATTCCATCGTTTTCTACTTCATTTCCCTTGTCAGTGTATCTGCTCCAAAACTCTTTACGGATTCCGTATTTATGTTCGATTGCAAGTTCCTGAATGTAGGTCTTTGTAGTTTTAGAAAGAACCTCCCCTTTTGTTTTGGGGAGACTCATTACTTTTCCTATTTGTGAAGCTCGTATTTTCATAATAATAAAAGTGCTTTTTGTTGTAATTCAGTTAATTCAAACTTCGCTTGTAGTTCTTCGGCTGTAAATTCACCATTACGGATAGCTTCAATAGCTTTTAAAAAGCGTTCGCCTTCTATTTTAGGTTTCTTTTCCGTGTTTACGGCTTTTACTTGTTCACCTGCTGCGTCCGTGTCTTTGTCGGTAATAATTCCAAGCATTGCAGAAAGTGCATAACGTCTTATATAAGTAATTGCAGAACCCATAACTTGAAATTCATTCATTCCTTTTAATTGTACGTTATTCGGTACACTTGTATTTGTTGTTAAACTTTCACCGCTTTCAATGTGAAATAACATTGTAGTGATTTCGTCTTTACCTACTAACTGCGTAAACCCTAATCCATGTTTTTTAAGTAATGGATTAATTACATTGAAAATAGTTGGTAAATCTGCAAAGCTATAACCGTATCCTTGCGTTCCTTTGTGAATTACTGGCACTTCCTGTTGGAAGTCTGCCAATGCTTTAAATAAATGTTTCATAAAATATAATTTAATTGTTAAACGTGTACAAATATACTAAAAAGAATAACATAAAAACGAAAAAAGAAAAATATTTATAAAAATTTCTTTAATCCTTCTGCACATCGTTGAATTGAATTAGCACGTTCCTGTAAGCTTTTAATTTGTTCTGCTATGGTTTCTTTACAATCGCTTGTAAAATAGCCGTTTGACGTAGCTATTAACGGAATAATGCCGTTTGTACGAATGTAGTTAACCATTTTACGCAATCTTGGTTGTGTCATCCGTGTTTTAAATCCCCTTGCAGTCAAAAATTCATTCATTCGTGTTACAATCAACTCAGCTTTTATAGGATTTTCTTTTTTATAGTTTCTAAATCCGTGAATTACTATTGGAAGTATCTCCATTTCTTCGCTTGTTAACTCGTGCGTGTGTTCTTCAAAATTGGTTATCATTTTCTAATTGTTTTACTTTTTGTTTATACTCGGTTATTATTTCTTTTAGTTCGTCTTTTGTAAACTTTCGTGTTTTCCTTGCATCAGCTTCTAATTCGTGGCAACTTTCTATTCCGATTTTATGAATTAAGTTTCTTTGATATTCGATTAGATTCCCACTCAAATAGGTATTACAGTGTTCACATTGTAAATGCGTATTCCTTTCGTCAAACCTTACGTTATAATGGTTATTTGCATTGAAGAAGTGCCCTGCGTTTTCCTTTAACGGCTTTTTTTGGCAGGATATACAAACTTGTCCTTTATCACGTAATCGAATGAACTTATTAAACACTTGTTGCGCTAATTTAAGATAGTCGGATAGTGTCATTAAATCTAACTTCGCTTTTTGTTTCGTCTTTTTCCAAGTTTTATTCTTTACTTCTTCCACGAAAACACGGACGCATTCGTCTTTTAAACAATACTTCATATTAAACCGAGCGGGTTCGAATTTCTCTTTGCAGTTTTTACACCTCATCTTTTTATTTGGTATTTATTAAATTCGTGTTTTTGAACTACAAACCCTAAATTCTTAAATAAATCAAAGTACCGGTAAACAGTTCTTTCGCTTACATTCAAATATCTACAAATCGTTGGAATGGTTCTTGGACGTTCTTGAAGTAAATCGTAAACTTTAAAAACACGATACATTTTTAATTGATTCATAATTCTACGTCTTTTAGTTTTAACTCCATTTGCAAATCTTTATTTTTGAATTTCTCCTCTTGCAGTAACTTTTCAAGTCGAAAGTTTTGCTGAAGTGCTGCCCTTAGTTCTTTTTCCATAGCGTCAAACGCAATCTTAACTTGTTGAAGGTCTACTAAACTACGCTCCATTGAATGTATTAAATCGTATCTATTTGAAGCACGTTCTTTTATTTCTTCAAGGCTAAGTTTAATTTTTAAATATGTAGTGTCTAATAACACTTTGCCTTTTATAATTGTCAATTCATCCATAATTCGTGTTTTTGTATGATATATTATACTAAATTATATTTCTTTAATGCTTCTTGATATGCCAAATGTGCGATTAATTCACAATTAAATATTCCAAGATATATTTGTTTTTTATTTATTGTTATTGTTGATTGCCATTTATTATTTGGTCTTTTAGATACACCTTTAAATTTACTTAAATATTTATCTTGTGTTTTTTTAACATTAAATCTTGCAGTTACTATTTGTAAATTTTCAACTCTATTATCTAATTTATTATCATTTATATGGTCAATTACTAAATCATAACCACATATTTTATGATTTAAAAAAGCCATTGCAACTAATTGATGAACACGATAATTTTTCCCTTTATTATTCTTAAATAAATTTACATTTTTATAACCACTGTTATTAATTGGTGATTTTAATATTTTTCCATTATGTTCTCTCTTTGCAGAAAAACCGCATAACCACTGTCTTGGTAAACTTTTAACATTTCCTAAATTACTTACTTGATATAAACCTTCATACTCAGGTATATCTTTCCATATTTCTTTTTCCATAACTTATATTTTAAAAAGGATTGTTTTTTAACTTTTCCGAAAACGAAAGTAATTCTTTTCCGTTAACTATATCGGGTTCATTCAAAGGTAGTTGTTTTGAAACCGTTTCTTTTTGTAACGGGTTGCGATTAGCATAAATCTTATTCCCAAATTTATCTAACATATAATACTGATATTTTTGAATGTCTAAGTACATTTTGTAGATTCCGTTTTTTGATACGCCTTTTGGTTTGCTTTTAGCAACTTTTAAATGTACTTCATTTTCTTGCGCTCCAGTTCCATCTGCTAACAATAAATCCTTTGGTGGTCTCCAAGGTATTAAAACGCTTAAACCTTTTCGGAACCATACTTGACCACCTGCAAAGTCACGAGCTGAAGGAATAGGAAAATAACTAATTTCAGTTCCTGCAATTGTTTTAGCGTGAACCATTGGTTGGTCTCGAACGTGGTTAATTATGCAGTTATGGCGGTTGGTTTTACGTGCGTTCTTTCGTGCTAATCCTAATATCCTACTCAAATATTTATCTTCTCGTCCTAAGTCTTCGTGTTTAAACTCTTCGGTTAGTTCATTCCAAGGGTCTATTGTCGTAGTATGAATTGTTATTTCGTGTTTACGTTCAATTTCATCTACTAATTCATAAAACTTTGGCAGCGTTAAATCGTCATCTATTGGGTCAATAACTATAAAATGCTCGTCAATAAACATTTGAGCCTTTACAAGTTCTGCGTTTGTCATTGAATATTCGCCTTCCGTGTATGGTTTACCGATATACTTGTAACAAAGTTCTGCGTAAATTTCTGCTGCGCTTCCCGTTTCCGGTGAGAATACATTTAATTGTATAGGGTAGTAAATCCCAATCCCATCCAACCGATTTACCTCGTACGTTCTTTTCGTGTCTAAGTGTAAATAGTTCTTCGTTTAATTCAGTTAGTCTTTTGTACATGGTTAATCGATTATAGTTCGTTGTTGTTGTATTTCGTGTTTAGGTAAAAAAGGTAAGGTGTTTAATAACGTAGATTTCCAATTTTTTATTTTATGTTCTTTACCTTTTACATTTGTACACCAACCACTTTCTATCCAACTTTCATATTTAAGAGTAACTGCAGCTAAATTAATATTAGCAACCTTTTCACGTGCGTAGTCTAAGAACTCATTTAACTCAGGTATATTTATGTATTTATCTTTATTATTTATTTCTTTATTATTTACTGCAAGGGGTGCTTTAAGGGGGTCTTCAAGGGGGGCTTCAAGGGTTTCATCGCTAAGTAATTGTTTTTCAATACGTTTCAATGCACCTTTCTTGCCGTTTTCTTTTGCTTCAAGAACGATGTTCATCGTCTTTTTATAATTATCAAAATATTTCTTAACGATTTTTTTCTTTATATGCACTTCATTACCACAATAATATTCGGTAACTGCATAAAGCCAAACTGAATAGTCGGCTACATTATCAAAGAATTCCTTAGCGTACTCAAGGTCTTCGATATTGATTTTTACAAATGGTTTTTTTGTGTTTGTCATGGTTGTTATTTAAAGCATAACCCCCGAACCGATAGCCACAACCACGAGGCGTTTCGTATTCAGGGGTTAATAAAAAAGTCTTCTGATTATGTGGTTGTAATTTCATATTCACAAATATATAAAAAAATTATCTAAACCAAACAATTTGATTAATATTTATTTGTATTTCTCTTTCTATACTTTCCATTTTAGTACGTTCAGGATTGAACTCCATATCTTTCATGGTTAATCTAATAAACGGATAGTTATCCTTAAGAGCTTCGTATATTTCAATTGAAACATCTTCATAAGTTTCTTCAACTGTAATACCATATTCATCGTTAAAATAAATGTACGCCATAATTAATCGTTTTCTTCGTTTTTATAATAATTTCTTTCAATATTCATTCTTCTTTTCCACTTTTGGATTTTACGCAGTTTTATCCTTTGGCTTCCATTAAATAGTTTTATCCTATCAGGAATGTGAAATATAACTTTTGAAGGTGTCCAATCGCTCCAAAACATTTTGCGTAGTATTTTAATAACGCTCATAACTTTTCGTATTCTTTAATTACTACTTGAATTGCTTCTGTTATTAACTTAGTGTCTAACATATCACCGTCATTACCTAAACGCCAAGCATTATAAATTTTTAAAACTTTAATAGCTTTTTTTAAAGTCATAGCTTTTCTATTTCGTGTTTTACTTTTATATAATAATCATAACTACTATAATTATCCATAACTGCTTCAATAGCTTCATTTACTGTAATTAACGCATATTCTTTAATAAAATCTTTAAATAAAGGTGATGAATAGTCAACTCCAAAATGTTCTTTAAAATTGTTAATAGCTTTTGATACTTCATAACATCTATTATAAATTATTATTGCCTCTTCTTTTGGTGTCATAGCTTTTCAATTTCGTTAACAACTTCCTTCCAGTGCTTTATTCTATCTAAGTCTAAAGTTTCCATTACATGAGTGTGACATAAATATATCGCGCAGTATTTCGCTTTTTGGTAGTCTTTAACTCCTAACTTAAAACAAAAATGTTCTACTAAGTTACGCGCCTCTTCTTTTGGTTTCATATGTTTGATTTAATAGTTATAACATCGTCTTTTACTACAAAGTTTCTCGTTTTTTTGTACTCCTGCATGAACTGAAGATAACGTTTATGCCCGTGAACATCCTTAATTATATCTTCAAAATACTCTTTGCCTTCCATTAACTCAGATTTTAAACGCTCAATCATTGTTTCTAAACAATCAAAGTTAGTATATTCAAAACTTACTGTCACTCTTTTCGCTTTCATATCAAATCAGGTTTAGTTGGTATATGAGTCCAAGTTTTATCTAATTCATTCCATCTTAAAGTTCGTGCTTTAGCATGACAAACACGAAGATAATGTTCTATATTCATTCTACCCGTGTTATTTTTCTTTTGGTCTAACCAATAATCAATTATTTCAATCAAAGTTGGATTTGTATTTTTAGGCGTTATCATGGCATTAAAATTAAAAGTGATACCAAACTACCAAACGTTATACAAAACAACGTTAAACCGCTTAAAAACACGTTTAAAAACTCTTTGTGTTCATCTGTTGCTGGGGTGACTTGGTCTAACAAGTCAAAAAAGTAATTTTTCATAGTTAAAATGTTTAATTGTTTCAGCAAATATACGTTATTCTTTTTAATATAGTTACATTTATTTTAAAATATTTTTTCTAAGAATTAAGAATTAGCAATAATTGCTTACGGGGGTATCCCTCATAAATTTAAATAATTATATATATATACCCAAAAGGAGTAATCGTTAATTCTTAATTCTATAAACTAAAAAACCCCTACCGAAGTAAGGGTTTCCCGTTAACAATTAATCAATTATGAAAAAAGCATTGCAAATATACTATTTTAATTTCTTAGAAATGTATCTTCCTAAAACTTTTCCTACAAAATTTAAAATCGGCTTCTGTGCGTCGACTTTCACCTCGATGGTATCATCCGTTTTTTTAACTTCAATGTCTAAGTTTTTAGTGTCTAACTTCACTTCGTTAATTGTTTCATCCTTGTGGATTTCTAAAGACGCATCATTCACTTGAATTTCTACATCTACCTTTTTTTTCTTTGCCATTTTATTGCTCGTTTGTTGTTATTACTCCTTTTGGTTCTAATTGCACCTTTCGAACGTTTAAAGGTTGTGCTACCTTCCACGCTGTTCTACGTGCTTTATATAATCTACTCTTTGCTATTCGTGAAACGCTAACCGAATTACCTTGATTACCTCCTAACACATGAAAATGTGTATCGTCTTCACCAACATAAATCCCTACGTGTCCACCACCATTTCTTTTAAATGTTAATACATCGCCTAACATTGCTTCTGTTACTTCATTTCCCCAATTAGACCACGATAACGCCCACAATGGTTTGTTAATTACTTCTAATCCTGCCATATGGCAACAATAGCCTATGAATAAACCACACCACGGAATCTCGTCTGCATTGTAAACACTTGAAAGCTTTAATTCACGCGCCCAATTTAAAATTATAGGGTTGTGTTGTTTACCAACAATCTCTTTAACTCCAAGTTGTTTAACAGCTTGAACTAATATTCGCGGTGCTTTCTCTTCTTTTAGCCAGTCGTAGCTCATTCTTCGATTAGTTCATCTTTTGGTACAATAGCAAAATTGTTATCGTCAGCAATTGGTTTTGTAACTGAGCTATTCGCTTTACCATAACAGTCATAAAGGCGTTGTTTTAAATCTTGTACATCTGAATGCGTGTAATATAGCCAAATAGCTAAAACTCCTGTCGCTCCTTGCTTTTTAATTACTGAAAAAATTTGATTTAAATCTATCACAATATTAAAATTTGGTTGTTATATCCGTTTCCATTTTCATAGTTACAAGTCCCGTGACAGCATCCAGTACATCCGTGGCAGTCAATCATAGGACGTAAATCCGTGTCTCTATTCTCTTCAGAAATAAATTCAGGGAAAAGATTCTTGTTTTTGATTAGGTATTTAATTAGTCTTTGTTCAAAGAATGAAGCCTTTTGTGCGTAGTGTTCCATTCCAAATGCCACTTCGCGTTGACTTACTGAACTTGAATAGTCACCGTTTTGTAATTGTAAGCCTTTGTTTTTCAGTTGGTAGGTTAAACCGAATACAGCATCTTCAGCAGAACGCCAAGCCACAATAGGTTGAATAAATTTGATTAGTGTTTCTTCAGGACTTCCTGGCGCTGCCGCTTGTGTGTTATATACTTCAAGCATATAATTAAAAAACACGGTTCCTAAGATAGGCATTACTCGTAATTGCGCTTGTGTTGCTATGTATGGAGTAACATCTGTAACGTCTACATTTGCCGTTATAGGTGTGTTCGTCTTTAGGTAGTTTTCAGTTATAAAGTAAAGCATTATGCTGGAGTTTCAGGTTTAACAACGGGCGGTAAACTTGCCAAAGAACGGATTTCGTCGGGTGTCATGTTTTCCAATACCTTATTTAGTAATTCGGGATTTAATGAACTTAATCGAGTAGCTAATACAGATGCTTCTTCGTCAACTTCAACAATAGTCTCGTTAATGATTTGAAAGTTATTAATTACTAACTCGCCTTTTACTTTAGAAATATGTAACAACTCGTTAAAGATATCCTGAACGATTTCACGTAATGGTTTAACCACGTTCTTTTCGAATATCACGTAAGCTTGTTTGATATCTGAGCCACTACCCAAAGCTCCCGTTGTACGAACACCCATTAGTATAGGGTCAATAGTGTGAGCGAAACATATTTGTTCCGTGTTTAACGCTGAAGCTTCTTGAAATAACTTGTCGTTTGAATTAGTTGGTAAACTTTCAATCTTTGGCATCTGTTCTGCTGAGTTAGCAAAGAATGCAACCGCTTTCCCTGCGTTTTCAGCGCCTTTAAGCTTGTCAATTGTTCTACGTAGTACGTTCTTTTCCTCTTCGCTTTGTGGACGCTTAGGGAACATCATAGCAAAAGACGGGAAAACAGCGTTTTGAATGTTTGATTTTGCTAAATAACTAAGTTCACCACTTAAAAAAGCAAAGTTTAACGCACTTGAATACTGCGGTAATGGGTAATAGTCTTGCCCAATACAAGGTAACTCATAAATAAATAGCTGCTCATACTCATTACTTAACGGATGGTAGGGCGTAATTTCAAACACATCTATTCTCGACGCCCAGTCGTCGCAAATAAAGTACGTTTTTCCATCCTCTGAACGTCTTAATTTCTCGGGTGATAGGTTTTCTATCTTCGTTAGTTTTCCGCGCTCTGAAAAACATAATTTAAAGTAAACTCTATTATGGATTACTAACTGCTTTGTAGTAATTGCAGCTACCTTTTTTAGTTTTATCTTCTTTTCGAATGCGTAAAGCTCTAATTTCTCTTCGTTTGTTAGCTTTTCAGTTTGAATTGTAAACCCACCTCCAATAACAGCGTTTACTTTGTAGTCTACAATAGCACCGTGTAAAGGTGACGAGTAATACATTTGGTTAAGTATCTCTGGGTAAAGGTTATCCTGCCCAAAAGGAACGTAACCAGCGACTTGATAGCGTCCATTTACATAAGGTAATGCGAGATTTGCACCGCCAATCTTAGCAAAAGGTGTAGAAAAACTATGATAGCCCTCCACAACTTCAACACCTTGTTTTTCACTTTGTTTAAATATATTGTACCAAGCCATAATTAGTCGTATATTGAATTTACAATAGCACCAGAAACAACCATTCTCCCCTCTTCGATAACTACGCCTGTAGTGTCTTCAATTTCAGTTGGTGCTGTAAGTGATTCATAAACAAAGTAAGAATATTGACCTTTGATTAATTCTACGTCTACGGGTTCATCTAATAAGAATTGATTGTATCTTTCGGGATATGCCGAGATGTCAGCAGTAGAAAATAAAATAGGGTCACTTTCGGGATTCATTTCATTTTGAAACACGAATAAATAAAAAGGATTTGTTAAACTACTAACTTCGCTTAACGTTAATACTATATTATTTACTTCGTCTTTGTTTATGTATATCACAACTATATTAAATTAGTTCGTCTTTTTGTTTAAAAAAAAAGCACCCCGAAGAGTGCTAATTTTGCTTGGAGAAAGCTTTTAAATTACGGTGCTACAGTAATTACAGATTCAACCGTGCTTTCAGTAACCTCGTATGCTAAAAACTCATTCTCAGCAGTAAGAGTTACGGAATACTTAGAACCATCAGCTCTTGCAGTACCCGAACCTTCAGCAGCTCCAGTTAATTGCATAAAAGGGAAGTACCAATACTTACCATTAGCATCTTGAACAATCACGTTAAGATACTGTTGTCCTGCTCCTAAAACTTTTATAGCTTGAGACTTAGATTGGTCTCTTCTATGGAACATTAAAGTAATGGTTTGAGTGTAATAAGAAGAACCATTAACTAAATCAATGGCTGCCTCTTCAGTATAAGAACCCGTGTTTCTACGGATTTCGAATTCAGTATAAATATCGGCAGGGTCTACCAAAGTAATTGAATCAATTGTCCAAGTTAATGTAGGATTCAATGTATATGAATCGATGTTATCTTGTTGATTAATCCATACCTTGTAAATCCCTCCAGAGTTGTTGTCGCACGACTTAACAATTCCTTCTAAAGCTTCACATGACATATTTTTATATTTTTTTTTAGTTATTTAAAATAGGGGGTTTTTACACCCCCGTTATTATTTATTTTGATTAGTCAAAACAAGCAGCCCAAACAGCTATTTGACTTGGGTTAGTATAGAAGAAACCAGCCTTAACGTTTGCACGTGTACGGATATATGGCTCAGCTACAGTATCAGTCAAATTAACTGCTTTCAATGCTTTAGAATCACCTTCAGCGTCGAATGCATAAACTAAATCGTCTTTCAAAGAAGCAACGATAGTGTTGTCTGGCATACCCTCACAAACTACAACTTTAATTCCTAAGTAAGTAGATTGCAATGGAGCAGTAACATAAGTCAAGGTGTTACCCGCAGCAGCAGCAAGTTCGTAAGCAGCAGCAACGTTAGAAGAAACACGGATTCTTAAATCTGTTTTCTTAAATCTAACTGATGCAGGAAGTCCATTAACTACTAAGTTCAAAGTATCAAGTACGTTTGTAGAGTCAATAGCACCACCATTAGTGTAAGCCAAGTTAGCTGAATCACCACAAAGTTTAACTAAGTAACCATCACACAAAGCCAAAAGCGGGTTTTCGCTTCCTGTATCACCTTGCCATCTGATTAATTCGATATCCTCTTCGATTTGCTTAGCCATTTCACCCCAATAGTAGTTCATGAAAGAAGCTACAGAGAAATCACCATTAGAGCCTTGTGTCATTTGCAAAGCAACAAATGATTGTTCTAAGTCAAACTGACAAATTTGCGCCATTGCCGAGAATGGACAAACTTCGATATCAATAGCGTCCAAAGTATCAGTTGGAGCTTCGAAGTTACAAGTTGAAGCTTTAAGGATTGAACCGAAAGCAACGTTAGCTAATTTTGTTTTTGATTTGATACCCGGCAAAGCTCGGTAAGTATCAGCAACATCAGCTGTTAAATAAGCACGAGAGTAGAACTCGTTAGGGTTAGGACAAAGCAACGCGTTGTTTTCAATGTCCAAATCAAATTTTAATTTTCTTTCCATTTGTGTTTGTATTTGTTTTTAGTTATTACTTAATTTATTTAATGCGCTGAACTTTTCAGCAATACTCATTTTAACTTCAGACTTTAATTCGATTTCGTCTTCAGCTCTTTCCGCTAACATTTCCTCCATTTGAGTTCTTAGGTCAGCGATAATCTTTAATAGGTTGTTAACTTGCTCTTCTAATACAGGAGCAACAATTGCTAAAACAGCTTCAGCATCCGTAGCTACGTCAACAGCCATTTCAACTTCTTCAGCCACAACTTCTTCAAGTTCTTCGGGTGCAGGTTGCTCGTCGATAGGCTCAGTTTCAGTTGTTACTTCTTCTTCTACTACCGTGTCTTCCATAGCCACTTCTTCTTTAGGTGCGTCCTTAATCTCGATAATCTCACCGCCTTTTACAACGTAGATTTTACCTTCGATTAGGTGCTCCCCATCGGGTAATTTGTTCATGTTATTTTGTTTTATGTGATTACTTAATTTTAATCCCAAAAACCCTTCAATAGAAAATCCAATTTGTTCGTTTTTTACTAACTCGTTATAATATTCTTTGTCAGTAATTTGAGCAGTTAACATTAACGTGCCTTTAGGAACTTCAATTCCAAACGTAGTAAATGATTTATCTAATTGTGGGTTGTCGACTATCCAACTTTCCAAAATAAATGCAGGTACGGTTTGCGCTTGGTCGTGTTCTAAGTTAAAGATATCTCTGTTCTTTAAATCCTGCATGAACTTAACATGAATCTGCTCGATTGTTTCTGCGCTAAATTGAACGTAATACTCCCCGCTTTCATCGTCACGTCTATAAATCTCCATTGGAATCATTGCAGGAGCTGTTATGCGATATTTAACGTCGTCAGCAAACAATAATTTTTCGGATTGATTGAACGCCATACCTTTGACTTTAATAGCAGGATTCGAAGTAAAAGCAATTTGCTCTATACCTAAATCTTCGCCATCTGAATAAGCAGGGTCAATCGTGATTTTATAGACTGGAAGGTCTTTAGTCATGCCTATATTAAATTTTATTTATATTTGTTCAAAAATTATAACTATGATTGAAGTATTAGGTAGGCAAATCGCCAACAAAATGAATGAAATTACCGTTGAAGAGTTTGAAAAGATTTCTGCTATTCACAATAATAAGGAACTGGATAACATCGAAAAACAAATTAAAGTTTTTGAAGTTGTAGGTATTGAAGAAGATGAATGGGATGACTTTAATTACTTTGTTGAAAAGACAAAAGAGTTTAATACAGATAACTACGAAGCTAAAGATGCAGTAACCGAGTTAGAAATTGACGGATTTACTTATAAAGCTGAAATGAAACTATCTGTAAAGGATACGAAGCTAATCGAAAAAATGATTGTTAAAGAAAATCGTCATTCCGTTTCCGATATTATGGCTTTGATGTTTAAAAGAACCGACCTAAGTAATACAGAACATTACGACTCGGCGCATTTAAAATATAAATCAAAGCTGTTTAGAACGCAAGTTGCTGAAATTGCTATTCCTTATCTTAATTTTGTAACTACAACAATCTCTAACCATGCTCAAAAACAAGCTGCCGAAAGCGTGGAATCAAATAACGATTGAAACATTTATTGAATTACGTAGTCTTTCACAAGAAGACGGAATGTTTAACTATCAAATTGATGTGCTTTGCACGTTGTTAGACTGTTATCCTGAAGATTTTGACGATATAAGCTTAGATGAACTTGAAGAACTATTGTTAGAAGTTAAGTTTATACGCGATGAACCTCATAAACACTATAAAAATACAATAGGAGATTACAAATTAAAGCCATTTAATAAAATTACCCTTGGTGAGTTCATTAGTTTGGAGTCTTATTTCTCAGATAACTACATTGAAAAGTTGCTTAATATCATTGCAATACTTTACAGGCGCGTTCGTGTTAATGAATGGGGCGATGAAATACTCGAACCTTACAATTATCATTCAACCGATAGATTAGATTGGTTTTTAGACTTTCCAATTACAGATGTCTTTGGGTTGCTACCCGAATACATTAAATTTAGAGAAGGTATTATCGACCAATATAAAAACCTTATGACCGAATCCTATGAAGATGATTTTGAAACGGATTATCAAATGGATGCCGAAGAGTTAAAAGAAGTTGAAGAACAAAAGAAGCATAAAAAATGGGCATGGGAGCAGCTTATATGGATGTTATGCCAAGAAGACTTAACAAAGTTTAATGCAGTTTGTGAACTTCCGTTAATACTTGTATTTAACTTTTTAGGAATGCGTAAAGAATTGAATGTTTAATATTCAAGTTCACCGAAAAAATCGCCAAATAACGGATTAAAGTCATAGATTACGTTTTGTTTTTTACGTAACATACCAGCGACTTGCACCAATGGGTATTTACCCGAAAGCCATTCGATATAACTTGCGTACATTTCAGAGATAATTCCTTCTTGTTCTAATCTTACATTAAATGTCCTAACAAGGTCGTATGGTTCTATTGTGATTGTGCCGTTATTTAAGAACCCAAAATAATAAGCAGCAAGTATTTCTATTCTTAAGTTACCTTCAGTAGTAAATTTAGCGTTAATACGTACAGAATCATAAAGCGTACCAGTATCTATTAATCCATCTTCAGCAATTACTCGCTTTAAAACTTTTGCTGCTCTATTTCTTATTTTGTACTTAAGCTTAAATTCTTTATCAGGCATATTCTATATTATTTTAATTCGCCTTTTTGTTTAAAATTAATCTATGCAATTTGATGTCACAAGGTTTTCAACTGCATCGCCAAAATTATAAATCCAGTCATTAAAGAAAGGGCAGCCATCATTAAATGTTTGAGAGTAATTACCATAAAACAAACTTTCACCTGTTAAATCTATAAACCAATCATCGTTATCTGTAGTAATGTCTATTGTTATCAAATCAGTTACTAAATTAAAATGATTATCTTCTATTTTAGGAACATTAAAATCGTAATCAATACCATCATAAGTAAATTGAACACGAACACAATCATCGCAGTTTATTACTGGAGTATCTACTTGCAACGGAACTTGGCAATCCGTATAGTTATTAATTGAACACGTAACAGTCATTAACCAACCCGCAGCATAGTCTAACAAATCATTATTTAAAGGTGTCATTGTTGGCACTCCTACAATATCGAAAGAGTAATCGTTCGAGTTTAAAAACCAATTATAAAGGTCGTTTAAAATCAAATGGCAATCGCTTAGAATTACATTAATATTTGCTCGGTCTTTTTGTATAATATCAAAGCAATAGATTTCTAAATTGATTTCAGTAGTGAATCCCATTTCACTTGGTGCTGCATCTATTGGAGAAATATAAACCAAAGGATATTTTTCGTCTTTAGTGGCAAAGTTTTCTAACTGCTCTCGAAAGTCAGAACCAACCTTTTTAACTTGTAAATGACTATCGTAAAAATCAATTATCTTATTTATTAAACTTTGGTAGCTTATCATAGCGTTGCGTTTTCGTTTATTTTAGTTATCTTATTTTGAGTGCTCGTTATTTCGGTTTCACTTACTACAGCATTAACCGTGATTTCGTTTGTTTGTGTTTGTGGCGCACCTACGTTATTTAAATCATTGCCTTGACCAAATAGATTAAAGGCTGGAGCAGCAGAACCCGTTGTAGAAGATGACGAAGCAGCAGGAACACCACCACCACCACCAGCACCACCACCGCCAGAGTTAAATTGTGTTGACGCAATCTTTGCAATAGTTGCCACAGAAGATGAAACCGCAAAAGCAAGTGACGCAATACCAGCAGGGTTGGGTACAGGGCCAATTGCAATCGGTGCTTGAGCTAAAGAAGCCGTTACAGCTTTAGCACCATCAATTACTGCGCTACCTAATTGTAAAGCCTTGTTAAACTTAAATTGTTTTTTAGCTAACTCTTCCTCTTCTTTGCTTCCTTTTTTAACCTTTGCCATTTTAGCAGCAAAAGCAATATCGCCAATGTTTTGTATTGACTTAGTAGTTTTATCAGCTATATCTAAAGCCGCGTTAGCCGTATCTAATTGCTCTTGGCGTTTTTTAGCTTCCTCTTCTGTTTTAATTCTTATTCTTTCGTCAGATGCTGCTTTGTCAATAGCGTTTAAATCCGCTTGGTATTGTGCTGTAAGTGCTTCAATTAAGATTTGGTTTTCACCTGCCGCTGCAACTTCAGCATCGAACTGAATAGCTCTTTTATCTTTAGCTAATTGTGTTAGTTGTTCCGCTGTTTTGGCTTGTAATTCCTGTAATTGTAACGCTTGTTTTTCTTCTAAAGCGTATTTATCCATTAATCCCTTGTTGTATTCGTCAAGTGATTTTTGATTCTTTTCCTTTTCAGTGTCTATTTGAACTTGCTCTTGTTTAGCTAATTCAGCTTCAAGCTCTTGTTGGTAAAGTTTTTGAATACGTATCTTTTCGTCCTTAGTATAGTTTTCGTTTTTTTGTACGTCTTGAATTAATCGAGCGTATTTTTCTTGCGTTGCTACTATCTCCCTATCCGCGTCACTTGCTATTAATGATATTTCTAAGTCTTTTATTAATCGCGCAGCAGCCAATCTGTTTTCAGCAAATTTACGCTCGTCTTCGGCTCGTTTTTTAGCAGCATCAATAGCAGCTTTACGACGTGCTTCGGCATTCTTTTTATCCTCTTCTAATTCTTTTGCTGCTTGTTCACGTTTATCTACGACATCCTGTGCTACTAATAAATTTCTTTCTCTGCGTTGGTCTTTTATTAAATTGTTTTCTTCTTTAATTTGAGTCTTTAACTTTTTAATGGTTTCCGCGTTTGCATCGTCTCCAAGTTTTTGTTGAGCTGCTAAAGCTTTCTGCGCTGAGCTTAATCGCGTTTGTGCTTCGCTACCTATCGCCTTGCTTTTTGCTAATTCCAAATCTAACGTTTCTTTACCGTAGATTTTAGCCATTTTAATTTCATAGTCAAAACCTCCAACAATTGTTTCTTGGCGTTCCTTAGAACTTTCCATGATTTTATCGTTGGCTTCAATCATTTTTGCAGCGTTCTCTTCAGCTGCATAGCTTGTTAATCCTAACCAATCCGTTAACTCTTTAAATCCTGCTATAAGGTCGTTTATAGGTTTCATTAAAGCATCAATGACTTTTTTAAGAATACCCATTTTATTTAAGAAAATAAGTATAGCAGCAACAATAGCAGCTATTACAGCAACTAATAAGAATATCGGATTAGCCAAAAGCGAAATACCAAAGGCTATAAATTGTTTTGTTACTACTCCAATGGCAGAACCTAAAGACATTAATACAGAACCAAATCCTTTAAAAGCAGCTGCAAATTCAGCGGGGTTTAAATTCTTTAAAGTTCCTGTAAATAGTTTAGCGCTTTCGGCGGCTCCTTCAAAATCCAATGACATTAACTGACTTTGCATTAACCCAAAAGCGTTGGACGTTTGTTCAAATTTAGAACCTGAAGCAAATACGGCTACTTTCTCGTTGACATCCGCTAATTGGTCTTTGAGTTCACCAGCAGCTTGTGCCAACCTTTCCATTTCTTTTGGGTCGGTAGCAGCAGCCAAAGCGTTTTTAACCTCTTTTAGTTGGCTCTTTATTTCGGATATACCCGTGACTTTTAAAGGAACTTCTATTTCATTCATATCGTTATGGATAAACTCTTATTTCTATATATGTTTCATCTAACAAAGAATCTGTTTCTGTAATTGTAAGCGTTGCCGTTGTAAAAACATTAACCTCATTGTTATTTCTTCTTATTGCTTGTGCTGAACCTTTATAAACCCCAGAAATATTTACCGATGTTTTATTAGCTGTAAATGCATTTGTTAAAGTCCCATAATAAACCCCCACTAATGAGCGAGTCCAAACAATATTTCCTATCGTATTTTCTAAAACGGCAACCGTAGGATTTGCTGTGCCTGTTTGACTAATTAAAGCGATATACTTTTTATAAGTTGGTAGTATCGTGTTTATGGATTCACCGTTTATAGTTTCTGTTACTCGTAAATTCGTTGTCGTTATTCCGCTTTCAGTTACGCTTTGATTGTCACCTATAACAATGCCTTTTAGGTTTTGCCCTATAACGTTGCCTTTGCCATAAACTTCTACATTACCCACGCTTAAATTAACGTTTGAGTTATCACGAATTATAACAACATCGCCTTTACCTGCTTCGCTTACTCCTTGGTCTCCTACAAATATTGAAGATGGAATTGTAAAATTAGCCAAATCAATTTCTGTATCTATGCTTATTAATTCAACTTTGGTTAACGCTTCGTTGTTAGCGTTGTAATCCATTACTTTGTTAATGTTCCACCAACTGTTATCGATACGTATTTTGTCGTTAAGTTTTAACGTTTGAATGTCAGACTCAGTTAAGTGAAAAGAAGCGACTAACATTTTACCAACGTTAATTTGGTTAACCGTTCTACGCCAGTATAAATTGTAAAGGTTGTTATTTGTTAAAACGCTTGTTGAATAAAAGTAGTAATCACAAACCCCGAAATTAATATCAAAGGTTGGAGTTAAAGCATCGTTAAAATGTCCCGTTTGTGGGTAAGTTAAAGCCTGTATTCCTGTAGTTTCGTTTTCATAAATATAGTAAGGTAGACAGTTTTTAGTTCCTGCGTCATATAAGATACGAATATTATTATTTGGAGCTATTCCATTTATCATAGGGACATAAGCATCAAATGTAGTCTTAGAAACAGGTGTTGGCGAAAACAACAATTGTTTTGTATCCGTGTCTTTTACATACTCATTATCAAATGTATATTCAAGTTGCCCATAAATCTCTGCGGTTGCTTGTGTATAGGTTACATTTGCCGTATCAGTATCTTCTTTGTATGTTAGCTTTAGTTTTTTCTTTTGAAGGTCGGGTAAAAATATAAGTTGCTGCTCTTTGTCTTTTGCTAATTTAGTAGACCAATCTTTCTCAGCCCCTGCATCGTACCATTCATCACGTGAAACTAATATAAGTTCGTTAGGGTTGTCCGTGTTTGGGTACGCGTAAAGATTGTACATCTGAAATATAGCTTTTATAAAGTCAGATTGCTTAATCTTTTGTGGAATGTATTCGTTTACAACTTGCGTACCATTAATAATTTGTATGTTATTAGAAGGTAATATCTCAAGCTGTAACAAGCTAAAATCTACTTGTGGGTTAACTTGAACATTCGAACCTCCCGAAGTTGCGTTGGTGTCACGCCAAACTGCTTCTATACCAAAAGTATATAAAGAATTTACATATATACCAGCTTTGATTTCTATAACGTCAGATGCTGTTATGTTTACAGGAATCGGGATTGTAGTTGTACCCGATGCGCTTAAAACAGATAAAGAAGTTGAGGCTGGAATACTAACAGTAGTAATTCCGTCTCCTACATGAGCAACATCAATAGCTTGAACAAAACCTACGCTGTTGCCATTTACTGTTAACTCAAATTGTAAATTGTATTCAATTTCACCCGGCAAATAAGCCAATGAGAAAGGGTCTTGAATTTTTAAATAAGCTGTTGCAGGTGGTGATGTACTCGCATTAACTAAAAGTATTTCATAGGCATACGTAAAACTAAAAGTATATGTTTGCCCTTGATTTGTTTGAGTGTTAAATGGTGCACTATATTCACCTAATGAGGGATTGAATATGTTTTGTACATCGAGCGTTTCAGTCCACGTTACAATTTGTTGTGTAAATTCTTGGTTATAACCTGGATTCGGCTGAACGTATGAACTTGTAAAAAGTGTTTCAGCTTTTACTTTGTAATCCGTGTAATCAAAGTTATTTACATCGCCATTATAAGGTATTAACAACTTGTCAAAGTGTGACGCGCTTAAACCTTGCCAGTCATACGTAAACCCTGCGTTTTGAAATATCCTATCCCAATAAGATTTAGCGTAAATAGCAGGTTTAAAATAATTTAGCGTGTAATTTAAAGTATCGTTAAACGGTAATATGTATTTATAATGGTCGCTTTGCGTATGCGCCCAACTATCTGTTACCGCTGAAATATTAAAATCATGGTCACAGTCGGAAAAGTCTAAGTTAGTAAGTTCTAAGTTGGTAATCGTAGAATAAAATTCCGCTTGTGAATCACGAACCAAAACTTCATACTCTACTTCCTGCTCATAAGCATCTGTTATTTGCGTCTTTTTGACGTTTACCAATTGAAGTAAAGCATTTGAAACTATCGGAACGCCATTTTGTAAAACAGTACATCGAGTTAACTTGTTAATGTCGAAAGTTCCTGCTACTATATTAACGTCGTAATAGTTGTTTAAAAGCGTGTTGTTGTTCTTTGTACCGCTTAGTGTTATAGTCTTTGAGAAAGTCCCTTTACGTTGCGTTAAATCGCGAATATCACCTACTTGAAAGTTTAACGGAAAGTTAGTTCCTTCTTTAACATCTAAATATCCTGTTTCAATTTGTATCCTAACCATTGATATTGTCCTGATTTGCTAAACGTACCGTTATAGAATGCTTAATTAAATTCTTGTTTCTTTGTTGGAATATTTCGTATTGATTATTTGTAACTATTACGGGTTGGTATTCCGTGCTTTCGGGTATTCTTAAAGGGCAGCCGCTTTCATCTTCAGGATAAAGCCAGTTTTCTGTGTTTGTGTACGAAGCTAATTTCAAATAAACTTGCGGTGATGTGATTAACTCTTCGAAATACCGATTCATTTCTTCAGTCATCCAATTGGTGTTTAGGTCAATGGTTTTTTTAACGTTAATATTAAACGTTTTAAAGCCATCTTCGCGCGTTAAATAACTCCATTGGTCAACACTTGGCAAAGTATTAATAAAGCCTGTTACATCTTTGTTATATTCGTCCCGTGTAACTTCGCCTCTTTCATAGTTCTTTAACTGAAAAGCGAATGAGCTAAACGAACCCATCCTATCTAAGAATAAACAATGGTATTCGGAAATCTGAACGCGAGTATCTAAGTTAATTTTGTATTTTAATGAGTTTTGAATTGGTGTTCCCGTGTTTGCACTTGAATAGTAAACTTCATAATACGTTGTATCCGTCTTTATCATAGGTAAAGTTGCCGCACCTATTGGAGTTAATACACCATAGTTATTTGCGCCTATTGGTATTTGATGTATTAAAGGAGTTGTTCCTGAAATTGTTTTGTAAAAATACTCACCATTTGAGTTTTTAAAAATAACGTATTCGGGGTTTCCACTTGGATTTCCTGCATTTAAATAAATATCTTGACCTAATGTGCTATAAAAAGTTGTAGGTTGGTTTGTAAACCATCTTTTTGTATTTGCAATCAAATTAAAATCATCATATTCCCATGTTGGAAAATCTAACCATCTTAAAGCGCCATTAAAAACTTTCTTTGTATATTCAGTTCCCGCTACGTACGTCTTTCTGTTATCAGCATAGATTATCGTTCCGTCTATTGCAGCATTTGTAACTAAAGACCATTGCGAGTTAATCACTAAATAAGAACCCGTTGCACTTAACACCGTAAATAAACCCTCCATATAAGGATTGGCTGCTCCACCATCTACTTGCTTTATGTTTATACGGTCACCAGCTACAAAAGTATTTGTTACGTTTATTCGAACGTTGCCAGAGCTATTAACTAAAGTTGAAGTGTAATTAACTTGTGATGTGTACTCTTCGCCAGTTTCAATCTTATAAGTATAAGAAGAGTTTGTGGCAGGATAAAACGTAGTTGAATCCGTGTTTAAGTCAAACGATACGTAATTACTTAGTAATTTCGAAAGGTCTTGTTCACCGTAGCCAGTTCCGTAAGTTGGTAAAACACGATATTCTGCAATTATGTTACTTAACGAATCTTTGATTTTAAACACATAGCGAAAACCATCGTAGTTTTTTATATTAGAATTTACAATCCATTTTATTGGGTTATATGCTGGAGTTACATCCTGCGGTCTCGCTATTAGTGTTAGTGCCATTAATCTTCAATTGGTGGAAAAGGTGGGTTTGGCTTAGGCTCAAAAGGACTTAACGGTATATCTAATAAATAAGCGTACTCAGTTGGGGCAATATCTACTTCATCTGATTCACTTAAAAATAAAAAATATACATCGTTAATATCTTGAACGAAATTTAAAAATGTATCTGCGTCAAAGAATACTCCTTGTAAATCTTGAGCTTGTTGGTTTGTTACTATTCTACCTTCCATTATACTTGTCTTGATAAAGTTGTTTGGTATGTTTGAACCGCTGTATATAAGTTATCACATTCTGTTTGTGTAAAACCATCTGATAAATAACCAAAAGCTATTTGTCTACTGCTATTCTGAATAGCTGTATTACTTAAATCTATTGACCTTGCACCAAATAAAAAAAATAAATTTGGCTTAGCAGTTGATGCAGCTGATGACGTTGCGTGAGTTGTATTTCTAACTAATCTTACAGCATTTGATGCTGTTCTACTTGCTTGATAAAAACCACTTGAATCTGTTACTGCAATTGACGTGTTGGTTGTTGTATTAACTTGACCATAGAAAACATTATCAGTCCATCTCTCAACAATAAAACAAGAATTTTGGCCTCCTGCTCCTGCTCCTGCTCCTGCAGTTTGACTACCTGAGCTGTTGGTTCTTGAATATACACCAAAAGCCATACTATTCAATGACATAACACTATTAATATTTATTCCAGTGCTTGCATATGTATTTCCATTAGGAGTCATTCCTGTGCTTGAATGAGTCCAGCCCGTTGCAAAAGTTAAATTGTAAGTTCCAGGAGTTTTAAGATTAACCGCATGAGAACTTGCTACTCCACCTACTATTGGATAAATTGCTGTGAACTTTGTCCATATTGAATACCCTTTCAAGTCAACTACCAAAGTATTAATAGCCGCTTGTTGTGTAGGGTCTGTTATTCCAGCCGCTGTTATGAACGCTTGAGCGTCTGGGTCTATACCCCCGCTTGGTCTTGCTAATATTCCTGTTGTTGCTAAGAACATACTGTTTCCGTATCCATACATGACTAACCTAATACAAGTGCGACACTACCCGAAGTTAAATCAACACCGCTAAATTGTAAATCCGCAGTTGGAGTTATAATCGCTCCAGCTTTAACAGCAGTTGCAACTGTTCCGATATAGTTCGTCTTTACGTCTGAACCTGCTATTTTAATAGCGTTAAATACCGTATCTTCTAAAACAACAATGGCATCGATAACCGCTGTTTTTTCCGTCGTGTTGTTTAGAATAAATGTTCCTTTGTTGGCTACTAATTCGCCCATTAAATTTGTTGACATTTGTTTTTATTTTAAGTTGTTATATCTCCGGCTAAATACCATTCATTTGTTCCGCGTTTTACTAAAGTAGCCATTGCGTACTGAGCAGCCGTTTTAGTTTTTCCACCACTTGAACGTAAAGTAACTCCAGTATCAGGTGCAATAGTAACTTGACCTGCTCCATATTGACTAATCAAAATTTGAGTTCCTATTGGAAAAGTTACCGCAGTATTTGTAGGTATTGTTATTGTTCTCGCACTTGCGTTGTTTACCTCGATTAATTTATAGTTATCACTTAAAGCTAAAGTGTAATTAACAGTTTGAGTGTTTATACTAACTTCAGTTGGCGCTTTTGCGTTAAACGTAGTCCAATCAGTTGTACTTAATGCACCTCGATTTGTAGCCGAAGCCGTTGGTAAATTAAACGTATGCGTTGAACCAGTTGAATTAATCCCAAAATCAGTTCCACTTGTGCCAGTTGAAAAGTTTTGTACTTGGTCAGTTAAACCATTTAAAGCTGTTAAACCCGTTGTAAACGTTGTAATGACTTGGCAAAGGTGATTGTCTTCTGTATGTAATGTAATCGTGCGTCCTGCTGGCGTTACGTAAACTCGAATAGCCAATCTATCCGTAGCTACCAAAACTGTTTCAGGAACGCTCATAGATGTGAAATAAGCATCTATTGAAGTGCCTCCCGTTATGATTTCGGGGCTTGTAGAATTTGACGCTACTAAAGTAAACGTACTTCCATCATATTTATAAAGCTCTACATAAAATGAAGGTGTACTTCCACCACTTGAAGCTGAAAAATAGAATTCTAAATTCCAATTACCGCCAGGTATCTTTAATAAATTAGGGTCATTTGCATCAGTTAAGAATGAAGCGATGTATCCATTGCCTTGTGCATTTGTGCGGATGAAATCAGTACCTACCCCTAATATTGGCGTCTTATTCATTTCGTAATAAGTAACACCGCCGATTGTTCCTTGACTTACTGAGCCATTTAAATAATAACTTGTTGAAGCACCACCACCAGAAACAGATGGGAAGTTAGCTAAAGAACCATCACCACGAACATATTGACTAACAACTCCTGCTCCTGCAACTGCTAATGTTCCACTCGATGTTATAGGGTTACCTGTTACCGTAAAAGCTGAAGGCATAGTTAAGTCTACGCTTGTAACTGTTCCGCTTGTTAAATCGCTTGTTGTTGCTATTGTGTAACTTCCTGTTGCTTTATCAGGAAACTCAAGAATAACACCTGGATTAGTTACGTTAATGTTTCTTAAAACACTTGCTTGTGCATCCGTCTTTAAGATTAGTTGACCGCCTGAGTTTAATTGTGCGTAACTACCATCATTCGTGTTTTCAACGGTTATCGTATCGTCACTAATTGTAGACAAGTCATCACCAGTTACGTCAACTATAATATCATTTGTGGTAGTGTTACCAACATCCGTTACAAATTGTAAGTCTATAGTTCCTCCACTTGCAGCGTTAATTATTTCAAGTCCTGTAATTGATTTGGTTTGGTATGTGCCACTTACTAATTCACTAACTTCAATTAAATCAGTAGCAGCTAAGTTTGCACCCTTAGGTGTCATTTGACTAATCTTTTGTCTTTCGCGGTAAGCCATACCAATATTAATTTTTTTCGTGTTTTTGTTTAGAACGCAAAGTAACTATCATCCGTGTAATACTCTTGTCTAATGTGAGTAACTGCATACCTAATCGCATCCATTGCATCATCAAATAATTTGATAGGTTCATCCGTGATTATGTCCCCTACTTTTTTCCATTTGTAGTTATCGTATTCCTTTTTTATTTCTTTTGAATCCTCACAAAATACTCCAAACGTTTTAATATTATCAATTCCTTTTTTAACTACCTTATTAGCGTTTTGTACATCAAACCCTGCGTTATTCATTTCGGCTATTATTTCGGGGCGTGAATAGTCAGCTAATATCGTTACGTGTTTTTCTACGCCCAACTGATTCATTTTGTCAATTAGGTTCGTAGTGGTTAAGTAGCTTTCATAAATTACCTTTTCAATGAATATATCGTTATCTACCCAGTACACCCTTACGAGCGCGGTTGGATGGTTATACCCAAAATCGCAACCATAAACATAATTCACGAACTTTGAAGGTCTGTGATTTAAGAAAGTCCAATTTGAGTAAATGTTTGATTTGCTTATTGCCTTTTCACCTAAAGCGTAGATTTGGTAAAGTGCTTCGTCGGTTCGTTTTAAATCCTCGATTTGTTTTTTGATACTATCAGGTAAAAACGGATTATCACGATACGTAGATTTGATTAGGATTGATTCGTCTTTTGGTAACTCATATAACCAACTTGAAGACTCGGACGGGTTGTAATCAAATATTAATTTAAACTCGGTACGCATATTCAATTGGGTGAAGTCATCGTAATAAAGTTCATTGGCTTCATTACACCAAGCCACGTCCCTTTTGCGCCCTCGTATCTTTTGTTCATCGTCTACCGAAAAGAATTCAATTATCGAACCATTATCAAACGTATAGATGTGTTCTGACTTGTTGTGACGTTCCTGTGAGTAAATATCCAAGTCTTTTAAGATTTCTAAAAAGTCTCGCATTACCGTAGCACGTAACGCAGGAAAAGTCTTTCGAATAATACTAACTACCTTTTGAGGATTTTGTAAACTATAAACGATTAGCAATTGACAAAGTGAATATGTTTTGCTTGACCTACTTCCACCCTCATTAATAACAAAACGCACCTCTTTATTTTGAAGTGCGTCAAAGTTCTTTTCAAAGATAATAGTAGAATTTAATTCCATTTGCTTACATTTTGCACACTTTGGTTATACTTACCCCGTATATGCATTTACAATTCATTCGTGTTTGTGTCACTTGGTTTTATGATATTAACCTTTATTTCGTTAATTCCTTTACCGTCGGTTGTAATGTCGGTCTTTTCAGTTAGGTTATTTAAACGCTGCGTAATTGAAGGATTGTATTGACCTACCATACCGCCCTCTATTTGATCGTTGCGTATTGATTTCTTTATACGTTGACAGATTGTCCTATATTCCGAATATCTATTATCCGTATTATCGAAATAATGATGGCAATCGCTGTAATTTTCTAAGCAGTAAAGTTCAAATCCTTCCATTGTTAAAGGTACTCTTAGACTTTCTTTGGCTATTTTACCGCTTTGTAAAGCTTTTTCTATTGTTCTTGGGTTCGTGATTACGTATTCTTTGTATTCTTTGAACATATCCCAAAGCTTTTCGGGTGTTTCTATTAATTTAGGTTTCATTCGTGTTTTAGTTAGGGTTGTATTGATAATCTCTAAATTCTTGTTTTGTAACTGGATAAAATTCTAAGTAGTCCTTTTCGTAGTCTATAAAAACACAGTAGTTTATTTCAGCTACGTTCATTATTAACCTCATGGCGTTCCATTCGTGTTTATGTTTGTTTGGATTCATAAAGACAATGTAATAATCAGAAGTTAGTATTACGCTCATTCAGATTTTTTTCTTCGTCTTTTTGGTTTTTCAGCTTGTTCTTCGGTTTCTTCTTGTTCAATACCCATGTAATTGATTGCTTCAGGTTCAAACAAGTATCCAAGTCCTATTGATTGATAATAATTAAACCGTGCCGGGTCTAATTTGTCAACTTCGATTCGCTTTTGTCCTAATACACTGTCGTATTTTACTATCACTTTTCCTTTAAATTCGTCTTTAATTTTCATTTTCAAGTTTTATTCGTTTTAAATCTTCTTTTATTTCTTTAATCCAATAGTGAGCAGTTGTAAATGGTAGGTCAAAGTATTTACCCATTGCTCGGGCTGTTGTGTATCCTTTATCGTAGTATGCTTCAAATATAATTAACTTAATTCTGTCTTTAATCGTGTTTCTGTATATCTCAATACATGACTTGTATAACTGATATTTACGTTCCTGCTCTATCTTATATATTAAATCCGTATCATCATTCGTTTCATTTGGTTCGTATTCAAGTGCCGTCACAAGCTCTTCTTTATTACTTTGGGATGTATTCCAAATGATTTGTTTTTTAATAGTGTTTAATAGATAGCTTTTAACTTCGTTTTCCGTGTTTAACTCGGGGTTTAACTTAACTAAGTATAAGTAAGAATTGTTTATTACGACATCCGCGTTTATTCGGCTATTCATTCGCACTAAAAAATAGTTAGTGTATTTTCTAATCTCAGCGTAATTCGTGTTTATGTATTTGTCAAGAATTGCTTTCAAACCATTGCATGAAATCCTTAAACCAAACACGCCTTCGAACGTTTGAACAAAAGCATTCGCCATCTTTTTTTCCCGTTTTTAGCTCCTTAATCTTCTTTAACTTATTCAAACTAACTTTTGAATACTTAATAACGTCCTGTGAAGCGTTTATTTCGTTTATTACTTGGAGTTCAACCTGTTCAAACATATATCAATTGTAAAAGCAATTAACGCACCTAAACAAGCTAATTGAAAACTACCTGTGTAAAGTAGCGTAGTCCAAAAGCTCCAACACTTCCAGCAACCTAAAGACGAGTGAACGTAATTCGATAGCTGTGAAATCTTAATTTGTTTGAATATAAAATCAAAAAGCAGCTGCAAGGGTTCGAAATTAACAAACCACCAAGCAACTGCTACTAAAAATACTAATTCCATAGCCTTAATTTGCGACTAAGTTATGCAATTTTCTTTTATAATTCATTAAACGACCTAAAGCTCTTGCGCAAGTGTCTAACCTATCGTTGTATTTATTTGCTAATTCGTTTAAATAACCTTTCTTTA